CGAGACGAGAAAGGCATCGTCTCAGCAGAAGACACGGCGGCTTACGAAAAGATGGAAGAGGAAGTTGTAGACCTCGGAAAAGAAATCGACAGGCTCGAACGCCAAAGAGACATGGACATGAAGCTTGGTGAAGCGATCAGCCGACCGGTGGTGGGAAATCCCGTGCAGGACAAAGAGGACAAGACCGGCAGAGGAAGTGACGCTTATCAAAGGGACTTCTGGAACCTTATGCGCAAGAAAAACGCCCCTGTTACCAATGCCCTGCAGGTCGGCACCGACTCCGAGGGCGGTTATCTGGCCCCGGATGAGTTTGAAAGAACTCTGGTAGAAGCCCTGGAAGAAGAAAACATCTTCAGACAGCTTGCTCATGTCATCCAGACTTCCTCCGGTGACCGCAAAATCCCTGTTGTTGCGACGAAAGGCACAGCCAGCTGGGTGGATGAGGAAGCGGCTATCCCGGAATCCGATCCCGCCTTCGGTCAGGTCTCCATCGGTGCCTATAAGCTGGCGACCATGCTGAAAGTCTCCGAAGAGCTCTTAAACGACTCGGTCTTTGACCTGGAAAGCTATATTGCGAAAGAGTTCGGAAGACGCATGGGCTCTAAAGAAGAGGAGGCCTTCCTCATCGGTGACGGTGTGGGCAAGCCTGTAGGCGTTTTCCAAACTACGGGCGGAGGCGAAGTAGGCGTTACAGCCGCTTCGGACAAGGCAGTGACAGCCGATGAGCTGATTGACCTCTTCTATTCGCTTCGTGCGCCGTACAGGAAAAATGCCGTCTTCATCATGAACGATGCGACGGTGAAGCTCATTCGAAAGCTGAAAGACACGACCGGGCAGTATCTCTGGCAGCCGGCACTCACGGCAGGTACGCCGGATACCATCCTCAATCGTCCGGTCTATACGTCAAGCTTTGTGCCCTTAGCGGAAGCGGGAGCTCTTGCGATTGCTTTCGGCGACTTCTCCTATTACTGGATTGCCGATCGTCAAGGCAGGTCTTTCCAAAGATTAAACGAGCTTTTTGCCGCGACGGGTCAAGTCGGCTTTAAGGCGACACAGCGCGTGGACGGAAAACTCATCTTGCCTGAGAGCGTGAAGCTTTTGCAGATGAAGGCCGGCGTATAAGGAGGATAAGGATGAACGCAGAGGATCTTCTTTATCCGTTAAAAGAAAATCTGGTGGTGGAGCATGATGCGGACGATCCCCTCATGCTCCGCTGCCTTTCCTCTGCGATTTCCTATGCAGAGGGATACCAGAAAAAAGGGCCGGATTACTATCTTACGCATCCGATGACGGAGAGTACCAAGCAGGCTGTGATCGTCCTTGCAAGTTTCTTCTATGAATCAAGGGACGGTTCAACGGCCGGCTTCTTTTCCGATTCTCCTGAAGCCGCAAGGCAGGTCTGGGAGACGGTTAAAACTCTTCTTCAGGGCGATAAGGATGTGATCCTATGAGCATTAAACTAAATCACTTTATTGAGCTTTTTCGTGTGGAGCAGGAAACGGATCCGGACGGCTTTCCGGTGGAGCGAGATGTCTTTCTTGCAAGTGTCAGAGCCTACCGGGAAGACCGCTACGGGAGCGAGACCTGGAAGAATCGAAGTCTTTTTTCGACAGCAACGACGCTTTTTAGAATCAGGCGGGTTCCCGGCATCACACTTGATACCCGATGCGTCGTGGTAACGGAAGACGGCAGGCACAACATCCTCTCCGTGGAAGACATCCGAAGAAAAGGGCTCTATTGGGAGATTTTGGCTGAAAGAGTCGATACGGAAGGGGTGGTAAAGGATGGCTAAGTGCGAAATGAAAATGCCGGATGAGTTCTTGGATAAGCTCTCGAAACTCGGTGACCGTTTTGACAAAGCCGCTCCTAAGATTTTACAAAGCGGCGGCAAGGTCGTGCTCTCGGCGATGAAAACAAACCTTGAAGGCCGGATCGGAAAAGATACCAAGTACCCTTCCCGCTCCAAGGGCGACCTTTTAAGAAGCCTTGGCATCACCCCGGCTTTGCAGGATCGAAACGGCGAGTGGAATATCCGGGTAGGTGTCGGAGACTCTATCGACCGGGAAGGCGTGCCGAATGCACTGAAAGCTCAGGTCTTGGAGTACGGGAAATCCGGTCAGAAAGCAAAGCCCTGGATGAAGCCGGCACGAAGGAAAGCGAGAAAGCCTGCCGTTCAAGCGATGGAAGAAACACTGAAAAAGGAGCTTGACATATGAGTGCACTGGCAGAACTAAAACAAATAGCGGAAGGTTTAGGGCTTCCTTCAGGAGCCGTGACCTTTGAAAAGAAGGCTCCTGAAACCTATCTGGTCTTTACACCGCTTTATGACGATTTACTCTTCTATGCCGACAACAAACCGCTGGTGGAGACGGAAGAAATCCGCATCTCACTTTTTTGCAAGGAAAACTATCTTCTTTGGAAAAGGCGGCTGACGGACGCATTGCTTGAGCGGGATTTCATCATCACAGAGCGGAGGTTTTTAGACCTTGAAGAAGACACGGGATACTACCATTACAGCCTGGACGTGGCGAAAGAATACGTCCGATAAGGAGGAATCACTATGGCAACAATAGGCCTGGATAAATTGTATTATGCAAAAATTACGGAGGATGCTTCCGGCATGGAAACCTACGACACGCCCGTACAGCTGGCAAAAGCCATCACGGCGGAGCTGTCGGTGGAACTGGCGGAAGCGATCCTTTATGCCGATGACGGTGCATCGGAGATTGTAAAAGAGTTTAAAACCGGGACGCTCTCCCTCGGTGTGGACGACATTGGAAGTCAGGCGGCATCCGATCTTACGGGAGCTGTCATCGACACAAACAAAGTCCTGATTTCCTCGTCTGAAGACGGCGGGCTTCCTGTCGCTATCGGTTTTCGCGCAAAGAAGTCAAACGGCAATTATCGCTATTTCTGGCTTTACCGAGTGAAATTCGGCATACCTGCTACAAACCTTGAAACGAAGGGCGACTCGATCACCTTTTCCACACCGACCATTGAAGGCACGATCATGCGAAGAAACAAGGCGGACGCTGAAGGAAGACACCCCTGGAAGGCGGAAGTGACGGAAGGCGACGAAGGGGTAGCCCCCGAAGTCATCACAGGCTGGTACACCTCCGTCTATGAGCCGGTCTTTACGCCGATTGCCCCATAAGGAGGATGGTTTTATGTATCAGGAATATATGACAAAGATTAAAGTCGGTGAAAAAGAGTATGAGCTCCTTCTCACGACCAGGGCGACCAAAGAAATCGCAGGGCGCTACGGCGGTCTTGAAAACTTAGGCGACAAGCTCATGAAGGCGGAGAACTTCGAGATGGCTTTGGGAGAGATTGTCTGGCTGATTACGCTGCTTGCCAATCAGCCGATCCTAATCCATAACCTGAAAAACAAGAACGACACAAAAGAGCTTCTCACCGAGGAGGAAGTGGAGCTTTTGACCTCTCCTTTGGATCTAGCGGAATACAAAGATGCCATTACGGACGCTCTTTTGAAGGCGACCAAGCGAAATATTGAAAGCGAGACGGACTCAAAAAACCCGGAAGCCGGGTAAGCGACGAAGCACTATTTACCCGGCTTTTGTATTTCGGGCTGAGCCGGCTTTACCTTTCACAGGATGAAGTCTGGCTCATGCCCTTTTCTTTGCTTTTAGACCTCATTGAATGTGACAGACAGTATCGCGGGCTTTCCAAACCGAAGCAGGAGCTTTTGATTGATGACGTGATCCCCTATGGAATTTGATAGAAAGGAGGCAGCTCATGGCAGATAATTTCGGCTTAAAGATTGGCCTTGAGGGTGAAAGAGAATTTAAAAAGGCCCTTGCCGACATTAACCGATCCTTTAAGGTTTTAGGCTCGGAGATGAAGCTTATCACCTCCGAGTTTTCTAAGAACGACAAATCCGTGCAGGCTCTTTCCGCACGAAACAGCGTCCTTAATAAAGAGATTGAAGCACAAAAACAAAAGATTGAAACCTTGAAGGCGGCTCTTGATAATGCCGCTGCTTCCTTTGGTGAAAACGACAGAAGGACGCAGAACTGGCAAATCCAGCTGAACAATGCCAAGGCGGCATTAAACGGCATGGAGCAGGAGCTAAACGACAATAACGAAGCCCTAAGAGAAGCCGGCAAAAACTACGATGATGCGGAAAAATCCCTCTCCGACATGGATAAAGAAATGGATGATGTCACGGACAGCGCCGATGACATGGGAGAGAAAATAGAAGATGCGGGCGATTCGGCAGACAAATCCGAAGGAAAGTTCAGAAAGCTCGGCTTGGTCTTGAAAGGAATCGGCGCAGCGATGGGAGCTGTGGTTGTCGCCGCTGGAGCTGCCGCCGTTAAGCTCGGAAAAGAAGTCATCACTTCTTTTGCCGACTATGAACAGCTGGTTGGCGGTGTCGATACTCTCTTTAAGGAATCGTCCGGGAAACTCCAGGACTATGCGGCAAACGCCTATAAAACGGCGGGGCTTTCTGCGAATGAGTACATGGAGACAGTGACGGGCTTTTCGGCAAGCCTGATTCAGTCCTTAGGAGGAGATACGGAAAAAGCGGTGAAATATGCCGATATGGCCATCACCGATATGTCGGATAACGCCAATAAGATGGGAACCGACATGACCAGTATCCAAAACGCCTATCAGGGCTTTGCCAAGCAAAACTACACCATGCTGGATAACTTGAAACTGGGCTACGGCGGAACAAAATCCGAGATGGAACGGCTGCTGGCCGATGCCGAGAAGATTTCAGGGCTTGAGTTTAATATCGACTCCTATGCTGATGTGGTAGAAGCAATTCACGTCATCCAGGATAATTTGGGGATTACAGGCACGACGGCTTTGGAAGCGGAAGAGACCATCACAGGTTCCATCAATGCCCTGCAAAGTGCCTTTGGAAACCTCCTTGTAGGCTTCGGACGGGCGGATGCCGATATTCAAATGCTGACAGGAAACGTGGTCGATGCTTTTAAGACCGTCGTTACCAACATTACGCCGGTTATCGAGAACATGATTCAGGCGCTTCCTGCCGTGACAGGGGCGCTTCTTGAAGCAATTTCGGAGCTTTTGCCTTCGCTTCTTACCATGATTAACGATCTATTCACACAGGTCTTGGAAACTTTGATGAGTCTTCTTCCATGTCTTATCCCGGTGGCGGTGGAAGCGATCCTGACGATTATAAATGCCATCATCGAAAACCTGCCCCTCTTGATTGAAGCGGCGGTTTTACTGATTGCAACACTGGTGCAAGGTTTGGGAGAAGCCATGCCAAATCTCATCCCGGCAGCCGTTTCAGCGATTGTGACGATTGTGCAGGGCTTAATTGAGAATTTGCCACTACTCCTTGAAGCGGCCTTGCAGCTGATTATGGGGCTTGCGGAAGGTCTGATTGCGGCGATTCCAATCCTGATTGAAGCGCTCCCTCAGATTATTGAAGCGATTATCACCTTCCTCTTGGAAGCGATTCCGCAGATTATTGAAACAGGTATCACTCTTTTGACAGCTCTGATCGAGGCTTTGCCTGACATTATTACGCAGATTGTGACGGCGATTCCGCAGATTATAGATGCCCTGATTACGGCGATCTTAGGTTCCATCCCGCAGATCATCGAAGCCGGGATTGATCTTTTGGTAGCGCTCATTCAGGCCCTTCCTCAAATTATTACAACGATTGTGCAGGCCATCCCAGAAATTATAGCCGCCATCGTGAACGCCTTTGCCGGAAACATCGACAAGATCATCATGGCAGGGGTAAAGCTTTTTGTTGCCCTTATCGAGAATCTTCCGACCATCATCGCTGAGATTGTAAAGGCGGTGCCGCAGATTATTGAAGGCATTGTCAGCGCCTTTGGCTCCCTCATGTACAAGATCGTGGAAGTCGGCGGCAATATCGTCAAAGGTCTCTGGGAAGGCATCAAGGGACTGGCAGGCTGGATCTGGGACAAGGTATCCGGCTGGGCATCCGATCTTTGGAGTGGTATCAAGAGTTTCTTTGGTATCAGCTCTCCGTCAAAAGAAATGGCCTGGATCGGTGAAATGCTGGTAGAAGGACTTGCAGGTGCCATTGAACGCTCAGGTGGCGATGCGGTCAGAGCCAGTGAGGGCTTGGCAGAAGACATCAACAATGTGATGGGTCAGCTCGGAAAAGATATGAGCGTGGCATTGCCGACAGATTTTCAGGTTCAGGCGGAAACGGCGGTAAG